TCTACCACCATAGTATATAACTTTCTTAACTTTAACTTTCACACTTAGCACCTCCAATTAAAATGGTGCATTTGCTTTACCGTAGTAAACGCCAACCGCAGAAATTGTCATTGTTCCATAAGGAGTAATCTCTAACTTTATATAAGGTTTATCAAAATCTTTCACAACTTCAAACTCCCATACGCCCGAAACAAAGGTTGAATCCTGTGTTATAGTGTCCGCAACAGTATAAGTTCCATTGGTAGTTTCACAACTAAAAATCTTAGCTGTGAAAGTCGCTTCCCCTGTTGATGTTGCATCTATGATTATATGTGCTCTTTCATATCCTTTCATAGATATAGCACTTGAAGACGCTGCATTTGAAACCAACTGTTGAGGATAAAGGACTAAAAAGACTTTGGTATTATCCTTTATACTCCAAGCTCCTAACAAAAGTACCATAACCAACAAAGCTAAAATTATATAAATCTTTTTCATTGTTTACACCTCCAAGGTAGTTTAAAACCCCGCCCGAAGGCAGGGGCTAACTTTATTAATCATCAAGACGCTGCAGTTTTCAACACTGCGAAAGCGTTTGGCATTGCTATCGTTATTCCAACTCTTTCAAGCACTCTTATTGCCAGCATATTGTTTTCGAAAAGATTTGTTTCTCCGACAGTTGCTTGATCAGCCAATGCTACGCTCATTTGTTCCCTATCTCCAAGATAGAGATAACTTAAATCACCGAAAATAATAAACTTAGTATCTGCGGCACTTGCAGTCATTGCTGGCATCACATCACTTGTTAACACAGGATACCCCCATATTGTTTTATCGATTGGATTGAAGAGATAACTTCCATTGCCATCTTTAAGAGTCTTGATCTGTGCTAACACACTTCTATGCATTACGAATGCACCTTTCTTTGATACAGTTGAAGGAACAGCACTGATTAAGTTTATTAGATCATCGGCGGTTATATCAGAGAAACCAGTTTTAGTTGATGGCATAGAAACAACGTTAACATTTTCATCGTTTAACACACCAGTAAAGACTGTTCCATCACCCGCGAATCCTTGATTGTCTTCCGCTTCTGCGAGGGATTCAGCGATTATCTTAGCCAACAAACTTTGTAAATCGACTTTGCTGTCCATGAAGAGTTCTCTCGTTATAGGAACAATCAAGCCAGCTTTCTTTGCTACAAGTTGAACTTGCCCGATCGTTGGCTGACCGCTTGGAATCTGTTGCCCTTCTGCTATCCAACTAACATTTGGTTTGGAAGTTAGTTTAGGAATATTAAGTGTATCGGAACTCATAGTTAATGCCGTTCCATATTTTCTAAGATAACCAACATCTTTAGCTATATCTAAGACAGTTGCCTTGAATTCCTCTGGGACAAAATATCCGCCGGCAGAATCTACTCCTTCACTAAGAGCTTTCAATGCTACGAAATCTCTATCAACCAATGCCCTAAAGAAAAGATTTATATCTTTCTTCTCTTTGCCATTGTAGTCAGGAACATTTAAAGTTTCCTGTGCGAATCTTTTTATCTCTTCTTCGGTGATCTTCTTTATTATAGCTATACCATCAGTTTCGAAAAATTCCTTCAAAGCTTCCTTAATTTCACTCATCTTTATCAACCTCCTCAGTCAAAATTTCTTTAAGAATCTTCTTAATCTCACTAACATTCAATCCTTTTTTGCTCATCTCATCACCATTTAACTTTGTTTCATCTTTAGCTTCATCATTATCAAATTCAGGCTCTACTTCTCCATTACCATCTTTTACCATCTCAACTTCAGTAATATAATCCATGATATCTTCAACCTCTTTGATAATACTTTCCACTTTGCTAAGGATGTTATTTACCTTTAACTCTGTTTCGTTTAGCCGTTTATTTAACTCTCTAACAGTCAATATAAATTCCTTTTCGGGTGGTTCTTTATCGAACTCCCTATAATGCCTTGCAAGATGATTGTAAACTCTATCAAAATCAGAATCAGGAATATCAACCCCGCCTCTTGCACCCATTAATGCGGCCATAGCTGCAGCAACCCCACGCCACACAGTAACTAAAACATTGTTAGCGTCAACGGTATGATGAGGGAGTTTATATGCTCCAAAGTTTTCCTTGTCTTCACTGTCAAACCACGCAAACCCCCACTTATATTTGCTCCAATCAATTGTATCTTTATCACCTGTTCCATCAGAAGATGCCCACTTTCTAAGTTTATTAACTGCTTCGGTTGCATCCCAAGATCCATTTTCATCAAGTTTCTCGCTTTCATGTGAAGGAACAGCACCTTTGATACGAAGCTCATTAACTTTGTTGCAAATTACATTTATATATCCCATTTTTTCTAATGTTTCGCGAACATGTTTAAGACTAATTTTGTCAGTTTTAAATTCTCCATTATTTTCTTCTGCTTTTGACTCGTTCATCCCTTCGATTATAGCCTCTTTTACCTCATTATCAATTGATTTTAACGCCATAGCTAACGCTTCTTGATTTGCAGGAACAGTAACAGCTGAAATCTCTAACAATTCTTGCTTTGTGTAAGTATAACCACCATGCTCATTAGGTTCGTATTCAACGGGAATAAAGCCAACACTAAAAGCATTCAAAACACCATCTTTGAATAACTCGAATATCTTATCAGCTAACTCATTTAATCCCGGCTTAGGAAACTGTGCTTTAAAAGTTAATTTGTCGCCATTAATATTTACATCAACAATCTTAGCTATAGGTAAATCATGATAATTGTGCGCCCAAAGCATAACAGGATTCTTTTTGAAATTATCTAAAATCCAACCATCCTGTTTTACAATATCTCCATATCTATCTATAACCTCAGTTGAGGCAATACCAACTAAGGTCCTTTCAGCTTCGTTCACTTGTTTTGTATATGCTCTTACAAACATCTTAGTCATATTTAACACCTCCAAGGTAATTATAACACAAGACTAACATTTTTAAGTTATCGACGGGAGGCAAGTACATCTGCAGTTGATTATATTTTCAGCACTCCCACTCGGATCACCCGGATACATCAAAGCCTCCCCACCTACATAAAAAGGTTCGTTAACTCTAACAATTTGTCCGTCAGCCGCTGCATGATTCACTCTTACTCTTTCATCACCTGCAGTCAACCATTCTTTCCATTCAATACCATTCTGTTTATACGTCTCTAAATGAGACTGATTTACAACGGAAAAAGTTTCGGTTCTCGCTATCGTGGCCGCTCGCTGTCTTTTAGCTAAAGTCATTACGTTATTCACTCGCTCAGCTAACTTTGTTTCACTCTCACCATTCAAAAACCCTTTAGTTAAACTTTCTTTTAATTGTCTATAAGTTGTATCTGGAATCCTTTGGGCAAACTTTTGGGCTCTTTCAGCCATTAACTCAGCTACCAAAGGATTATCACTTTCAAAAGCAAAAGCCAGCCCAAAATCACTTGCAATTTCCATCGAGGAGTTTACAAAATTCTTAGCCTGCTCACTAAGATAAATCTGCTTCCATGCTGCCTCTTCATCAGGCAAATTCAAAAATCTGAGTATTTCCTCAACGATCCTATCTACCTCAGGGCCTGATATCTTTTCTACCGTTCTATTGAAAGACTTCTTCATAACTTCACTAAGATTCTTCAATACTTTTATTCTCTCCTTCTCAAATTGATTAACAATCTTACCCTTGAAATTATCTTCAACTTTTTGTTTCTTCTCCACAAAACTTTTCCAATATTGAAGCCTATCAAACTTAGATTTAAAGATACTCTTAGGTTTTTCCTCTCCTCCGCCTTTATTAAATCCTGAATTAAAGCCAAAGTTCATCATGAGGTTCGGATTGAAAGGTGTATCACCCCAAGGAACCTCAGGCAGTCCCAATTCTGCTCTAACTTCATTTATCGTCATTATCCCTTGTTTTACAAAGTTAACATATTTATCAACTTCGAATTCTTCATCTTCAGGAATAATGCTATCGAAATCAAAATATACAGTTTCATCAACAAAGTTAACCAAATATCTGTTAAGTGAATCTCTTATCATAACTAACTTAGGAGTTATTGTATTCTTAGCAAATGTATAATCGTTAATATATGCAGTTGCTCGATTTACTTCTTCAGAAATACCTAATTTACTTAAAGGCACTCCAAAGGCCGCAGCAATCTCTGAACGCGTAAATCTTCTCAGTTCAAGAAATTCCATATCCTTCTGCGATAATTGAATTGGTTTAAACTGTATCCCGCCACTTAATATCATCGTAGAATGTGATTTGTCAAGACCTGTATAGAAGTCTTTTAACATCATTTTAAGATTCTTAGTTTCTTCTTTTGTTAACCTTGACGGCGCTTCAAGAACAGCCGCAGGAGTTGCTGAATTGACAAAGAAATTCCTGTTCCAAATACTCGCATAATAATCAGCATCTGCAGAAATAGCTATCGCCTTTAACGGTGATACTCCACGGTAAGGATTTGAAGGATTAGGATACTTGAAGAATATTATCTCCTCGGGCTTTAACTCTGTTTTATTTTTGCCTGTATCGTATATAAATCTCTTAGGTAATCCTCTTTCAACTTCGATATTTAAGTAAGTTGGGTTCAAAGGAAAAATTCCTAACATTCTTTGACCTTTTCGTGGAATATACCACAAGGCCTCACCAATCAGTTCAAGATTTGATACAGTTAATGCAAACAATTCATATCTTGATAAAAAGGGATTTGGATTATTTAACAAACTTAAAAACTCATGTTCTTCGATCTCTTCGTATTCATCGTTTTTAACTTTGTAAAGCCTCCAATTAACGCCTGCAACTGTATTTGCTATGAGTTTCACCGCTGAATATATCCATGAAATTTCCTCATACGCCTTTAAATAATCTTTTGAACGATAATCAGCCGTTGGAGATTTGAATACTTGTACTGTATCACCAAGGGCATAATCAGCAACAATTTTAATCATTATCCTATCCCAAAATCGTTTAAGAAAATTAGGCATTCACACCACCACCATCAAAACTTTATGATATCAATTCCAACTTGCGGTTTAGAATAATGCGTGTAAATTGCGTATCTCACGGCATCTAACAAATGATCCATAAACTTGACTGGTTCATCGAGAATATTACCTCTCCTATCTTGTTTCCATTTATAACTCCTAATTTCTTTAATCAAGTTAGTCGAATTATCGGTTATATACAGCTTATGCCTTTTCACGAAATCAATTCCATCTTTAACATTTTTATTCGAAGGATAAACATTGAATCCAGCTTCTTCAATTTCTTTTATCCTATCAGGTTCAGCACTATCAGCATATATAGGACCGTTAATATTTAACATTTTTAATTGTTCAATTAAATCTGCATTTGTAAGATGAGTTTTATACAGCTTCTCAATCAAATAAAATTCGCCATCTTTGATTCTTATCTCCACCAATGCCGAAGGATTATTATATCCAAAATCAAGACCATATATTATTTCATCCCAACTAACATTTTTAATCTTGTCTTCATTTATTATAACATAGTTATTGTATATCAAATGTTCTATATCAGCAAACTCACCTAAAGTGTAGATTTTGTAATAAGCTTCATCCTTCTCTTTCAATTCTTTTAGCATTTCAATATATTCTTTCTCCAAAAAAGGATTATCAAGATAGTTAGTTTGTAATATCCCAACATCATATTTCTCTTCTTCAAAAAACTCTTTATATACCCAATTTCCACGTCCAACAGGGTTAAAGGTTAAAAAGATTTGATTTCGCTGCCCTGCATTATATCGTCTCAATCTCAATCTTAATTGCAAGTAATCATCTTTTGTGAATTCAGTCGCTTCTTCCATCCAAATATAATTGAATTCCTGTGATTTGATCTTTTCTGGATCATCGAGCCCCCTAAACAATATCTCTGAACCATTCTTAAACTTTATTAGTTGCTCACTTTTATTCTCTTCATATTCGACCCCATATTCAGCTAATAATTCTTTTATTAATCTCATTGCCGACTGTTTTAAACTGGGATTAGTTTTTCTTGTGATTAACAATCTTTTATTCTTATATCGGAATA